TCAGGCATAACCTGATAAGTGCCCATTAGAAGTTCATACGCATCATTAATCCACTCTGTCGATGTTTCGGCTTTCCGGAGTAGAACATCCACTCCGGTCTGCAGTTGATCTAAGAGGGTTAATTGTGTCTCAAATTTATTATAAAACCAAGCGCTACCTTGGGGGGCCCTCTCTCGTTCATTACGATAGAAGGATTCCCTCAAGAATATCTTTCCTAAAGCCTTTCGGCGAGCAAAGAGTAGCGCACGGAGAATACACACCACGAAATTAAGATCTTGTTCAGAAAGCAAACTTTCTGTTGCCATTATTGCCGACATAGTACCTGGTTTAACCGTATTACGGATCCAGTGACTTATTGTCCACCCTTCCCAAGTTCTCACGAACAAGTGAAGGGCAGTTGCAATGTGGTAACAGACAGCGCTTAAAGAACCCTTTTGTATCCGACCCACTTCTAGTCTAAATTGATCTTTGCTAAGAGCAACTCGCATTAAACTAAGAGCTACGCCAGTAGGGGTAGTTGAGCCAAAGCCTCGTTGCAATACCGACCATGCAAAAGTTATTCTGCCAGACAAAGTATTACTACTATAATCCGCTCTCAATGAGATGGGCGATAAGCAGACGCCGTCCTTGAAATTTTCTGATACGAAGGTGAAAAACCCTTTCTCGGAAATGTAAGATTTCTTAACCGAAATCGGAATTTCCCACTCCGCACAGTTATCGAAGTAAGCGCTCGCGACAGAGGTATCACGCAGTACAATGTCATCGCCTAACACCCTGTAATCCTTATATGAGTCAGTGGATTCCAGCACAAACTTACCCTCAAGGTAAGCAGCGTATTGCACCATAAGATGGTGCAATAGGTCTAGTGCGCCAAATGACGAGTACCCCCCCATCGGTTGTCCTCTACCGTAGTGCCTCGAAGTACCACCAAGGATCTTGGATATTCTTCCAATACCTTCGCCCCATTCTAAGAAACTATGGTCAGTCATAAGACCTAACCACAACTTACAAAGTTTAGGACCTATTAAGTAATTTAACATTGG